TCGTGATCACACTACAATGATCCATCATGTTAGAATGAAAATGAATAAGGAACATTTCTGGCAGCCAGATCATATTATCTGGAATAGATATGATTACGTTATGAAAACTGTTAAGTAATTACTTTTTAAATCCTGATAACAAACTCTTGTAAGCCTTCTTAGAAATAGTTGATTCTGATTTAGATCTGCTAATACCTTTTTTCTTACGCTGATTGATATTGTAATATAAACCCTTACGAGCCATCTTACCTTCTTTTGTTTCGTGATACTTAGATTCTTTTCTTTCGTTTTCCATTATCGTGCCATTAGTGATTTGCCTTTTTTCTTCACACCTTTGATTGTACCTTTATTTTCAGATGCGTAGAAAACAGCTTTACCTTTTTCTTTACCATATTCTTTTTGCATTGCTGCAAGAATCTTTTTACCTTTAACATTTAATGGCATTACATTTCTCCTTGGTATTTATGTTTACACTTTTGTTTCTTTAAGTACTCAATGTACATATTCATACGTTTATCATTTTCTGTATTATTGACAAGTGCTTGTTTCTCTTTGGTACGTACATTATTAAAGTAAATCTCATAGCAACTATGCTCTAAACTATGACAGAAGTTTAATCGTTCTGCATTGATAACCCATCCACCCTCATTGCTCATGTGTTCTTTACCACAAATATGACAGAACCCACATGATTTAAGTATTAGTTTTTTTTTAGCCAAGACTAACTCTTCTTATGCCTTGCAGCGAAAGCACGAGCTGCTTCTTTAGATCCAAAACCCCAGGCTTTGAGTGCCAACTTTAATCTTGTTGGCTTACCAGATTTAGTAAGTAGAGATCCTTTCATCCCTCCAAACCTCGCAGCAAAAGAAACTCGTCTTGGGTTCACACCTGATTTAACAGGAGCTTTTAAATTAGATCCTTCAGTACGTTTAAAGTAAGCACGACCAGCAGCGTTCAATCCTCCGCTAGGATTTTGATATATTTTTTTAACCATTATAATTTCTCTCTAAATGGGTTGTAATCATCCTCATTTATATTAAAGCATTTACACTGATTTAGTAAAGCACAAAATCCTTTTCTTAACCAAAAAATACATTTGACATTTAGCATAAACTATACTCTCCCCTGACCAGCATATTTTTTATATGTCTTATGTTTATTAACTCTCTTTGTATGCCTACCTTTTCTTTTCTTAGGTGGCTTTCTTATATGTTTATTCTCAAGATTTTTTCTTGCCATTCTTTTTAATCTTTACCTTTGCTTTAACACCTTGCTGTGCAAGTAATGTAGGTTTCTTTTTAGAATAAGATTGTGCAAACATTGTAGTTATTTGATCACTCATTTTTTAAATATATCTAGTGTTGGTTTTAATCCATAGATCGCACCGAAGATACCTACGATTAACCATTGATACCATGATGGGAACTTACCAAAGTAATCAAAGAATAAATCTAGTTTAGATTTAATATTAACATCATCACTAATGATTGCGTAAGATAAAACAATAATTGGAATACATACTACGATTAAAACAAATTCATCTTTCCAAGTTTTATCTTGTTGATCTGATACATCTCTTTGGTATTCTATTTCACCACGAGCCATACGTTCAAAGTATCGCTTCTCTGCTTCAGATTCTAATAGTTCTGATTGCTTATGATTCTTATAGATCTCAGCACCAGTTTTAAAAACAGTTGGTAATATACTCCACCACATATTAATGACAGCTCTTCATTATGTTTGACAACTCTTCGCATCTGCTTGGTGTTTGTCTATACCACGCTGAGTTTAACATCTCTGCAGCTGCTCTACTATAATCATGTTCTTTCAATGCTTCAAACATTTTCTTAAACTTAGAAACCCCAGTCTTTCCTAATTGAAATACCATCTCAATGATTACTTCTTTAGCAACCAATGCAATGTCATATCCCTTAAGTAATTCTTCTGCACCTTGAACAGCCTTGTTAAAGTCTTTCTCAAACAATGCTTCAAGTATATCTTTGTCATAGATAACACCTTCAACAAAATCATCTTCTTCTGTAAGCAAATGACCATAGCCAATGGTAGCTTTACCTAATATATCCAGGTAAACTTTGGATAGAAATCCTTCGTGTTTCTTTATTCTTGATTTAAGATCTTCGTACATTTTATTTAACGACTATCTTACCATCTTCATAGACATAGACAATCTTAACATTCATATCTTTTTGAATCTTAGATGGGGATCTATTTATTCTATCGTTCTTTTTATGTGCGTACTTGGTATTTGATTTTCTATATGACACAGTCTTAACGTCATAGTTGCAATACTCTTTTGTTTTAATATTAAACGTACAAATATCTATTGGACCAACACCACCTAGTGCTGTGAATACAATTAGGTTTGGATCTTTAGCAAAGTATGCTTGTGCCAATGCTTCGCTTACTAAGCCTTTGTCTGATTTTCGCAATGTAACTCTTTGTTGTTTTAGTTTTTGAATTGAAAGAAACCTATGATTGAACCTGCTATGCTGCCAATGATTACTAGAAATGCTATGACACCTTTACCCATGCTCATATCAGTTCTAAGATCTTTGACTTCCACTGTAAGATCATCTAATCGTTTTATAATCATATCCATACGTTCTGATGAATACTTCTCATAAGATGATAATCTTATAGCAGTAGCAGATATAGGTTGCTTCTTTCTTTTCATACACCACCTATAGTGGTTGTGGATAAAAAGTCAATTAAAGATTGTAATTATGTGGATTGTTCTGGTGTTTCTAAGCAATCAAAATGAAAGGATGGTTTGACTTTCTCAAACTGATCTAATGGAAATAGTTTATTTTGCTCTGCAATAAACTCATAACCAGCTATGGTGCATTCCCTAAAGGTATCAAACTTCTTACCTGTATTCATTACCTCTAAGCAATTACCATTTACCATTGAGCAAACAGTAAAGATTAATAAAAATTTCATTGATGGAAGTTATCTTAATATGTGGATAAGTAAAGTTAGATTACCAAATAAATGTATTATGTTTAGATAAATTTTCTGATGCAGTAAGATATTGAAGATTCCATTCAACATGTAAACCACATACGTTTTTACCTTGTAATGGCACTATATGATCTACATGATAACCTTTGGGACAGTTCTTATAGATCTCTTTTATCTTTTCAAGATTAGCAAATTTAGGTGTAGCTTTTAATTGTAATGATCTTCTTTTTGCACAATGATATTTAATGAAATTTGGATTTTTTAAAGTATATAATAAAAAATATTTTTTTTCTTTTTTTTTATTATTTAAACGATATAATTTTTTATAATTTTTAATTTTTTCTTTATTATTTAAACGATATAGTTTAACTGATTCTTTTATTTTTTTATTATCTCTTGGATAACGTAATCTTCTGCGTTCATTTATTTTAATTCTATTTTTTAAAAAATATAATTTACTTTTTTCTCTTAATTTTTTTCTATTTTTTAAACGAAATTTATGTTGATATAATCTATTTATTTCTTTTTGTTTTTCTATATTTTTAATTAACATTTATTAATTAATTATATAAAAAATATTATACAATCAATTATATTTAATGTGAATAAGTAAAGGTGGCATTGCTGCCACCAATACTATAAGGATTACTTAATCTTCTTCATCCTCATTTTCAATGTCCAGATCTTCATTATCAAGCTCATCTTCATATGCTACGTGAGCTTCGTCTGGATCAATTTTGAGTTGGAGATCGTCTAATAAATCTTTGATCTCATATATCAACTCATCCGCAGTCTTTTTCTTTTTTGCCATACTTAAACTCCTGTGTTAGGTTAGGCAGTGGCGAGATAGAGTTAATTGAATAATAAGTAAATAAAATTATTTTTTATAACTCTTTGAATTATAAATATAATTTATTTATTTCTTATATATATTTTGGATAGTTTCTAAATAATTATTCCAAAATGATTTAACATCATTTGTATAATCATTAATGAACTTGCTCCAGTATGCTTTGATATCTGAATAGTTGTACATCATATTCTCCATTGGTTAATGAAGCGTATATGGTACTGACTATTTAATATTCAAGCCACAAGTTAGCTTATTTAATATTTAAATGCGTTTTAACTGATTCAATAATATCATTAACTACATGCTCAAACTTCCAGCCAATGTAGATACCTATGATTAATGATATAAGCATTAATATTGTTGTCATATTATTTTTTGTTTAGTTGTGTCATAAACATACCATGATATTCGGTACTTCCCAAGTGTGTAATTGGTGTGCTTAAATCAGTCCAGATCTCAAAACCACACTCCTCAGCTAATCTACAGAAGTAATAGTCTTCAGATAGGTATCTTGTTACCCCATCCTTTTCTTTATAGCAGCCAACAGGAAAGAAATCATAAGCATTATCTGATCCTTCTATTCCTGTTCTTAGATCTGGTTTGTATTTAAGATGAGGAAACTTTTGCATCATGGTAGTAAACACTTCACGCCTAATCATCATAAACCCTGTGGCACTTTCTTTTACCCTTGCAAAGCCATTGTTAAATTGTGTGTTAGGATAAAGATTAACATTAAATTGCAATAGATAATCACGCATTGTTTTCTCATCTATATTATTATTTTCTTTAATACGTTTTAATAGCTGCTCCCAATAAAATCCTTTAACAGGATAGGTGCAGGTAACAACTTCCCTATTAAATTCTATAACTCTCAATATATTTTCTAATGTAAAACCTATATCTGAATCTATAAATAATAGATGTGTACCTTTAAAATCTTTGTTATCTAAAAATTTAGTAACAAACTTATTCCTACCTCTTGAGATCAAAGATTCTGTTGGTAAGGTTTCAATCCTAAGATTGTGTCCCATATCGTTTAAAGGTTTAATGATATTGAATAGCGAATGGAATGTCATGTTACTGACGTTGCCACCATAGCATGGTATCGCTATTAGGATGTTCATTTGTTATTTGAATTGCTTACCTGTAACCCAAGTTACTAATGAATTTCTTTCACCTTTAGTTACTGGCATAACTTCATGCAATACATAAGAAGGAAATATAATTAATGTTCCTTGTGTTTTATCCATAACAATAGCTTCTTCGTCATCTCCATCATATAGTTTAAGTTCTCCACCTTCATACTCCTCAGGATTTGTAAGTTGAATAGATATAGATAATTTCCTAACTGGCATATTTATAGATCTATCAATGTGCTTTCCATATTTACCAGATGGTGCTTCATAATTAGTAAATTGGAAACCTTCATTTAATCCAAACAAATCAAACTTAAAAAATCTTTCATTAAGATTTAATGTAATATCAGTTACTCTACGAAATACCCAATCAATATTATCAACAGAATATAACCAAGATATTTTAGATTCTCTTGCATCAGATTCTCCTTTTGTAGTTCCAGTAACTAAACCTTTATCTTTTGCAATATTTATTATTGTTTGACATTCTTCTTTTGAAAATGCGTTATTCCAATATGCGTAAAAATTAACTTGGTCTAATTCAAAATTCCAAGACGCATTTTCAAATCTTGGTTTTTTTGTTATTTGTGTCATATTATTTGTTTCCTTATTTTAGTTGCTGATATTTCTTGTATTTCTTTTGGTAATACAATTTCTTCTATTTTATAACCAACATCTCTACCATAACAGATGTTTGTAATGTTAGGCACTTTTATAACATCAAATTTACCAACATAATCTTTTAATTTTTCTTCAATCCTTTTTTTTATTTCTTCAAATACAAATGGGTTATTATCAGTTTGTGGCATATCTCTAACCATAATAATAACTTGTCCAGTTTTTTCTAATATCTTTTTAAAAAGTTCTAAATGTCCAGTATGAAATGGTTGCCATCTTCCCAACATCTGTGCTGTTGGTTTTTTATAGTCTATCATGTATCTTCTTTATAATGTTATCGTAGTTAAAATCTTTTATTTCAAAATCTACTTTTTTAGGTTTTTCAAATATTTTATTGGTATTTTCAAATCTTCCTTTATCAATAGTATTAATCCAAATTTTTAAATCATAAAAAGATCTATAAGACTCAAAGGGACAAACAAAATCTATAACTACATGATTAACTGCAAGATCACACATTGTCATCATTCTGTTTGCTTGTCGTTTTCTTCCAATTTCTGTAAAATCCCAATCTTCAAATAGTTTTCTAATTTCATCAGCATTAAAATGAGGTATCTTTTTTCCTTCAACTAATTTTTTAGCAAAGGTAGTTTTACCTGATCCTGGTAATCCAAATATTAATATTTTCATTATTGAAATAAAATATTGTTTAAATGTTTATATTTACTGATTATATTTTCAGATAATTTAATATTATTATCATCTTTTTTTATTTTATCTGTTCTAATTTTGTGCATTGACGCACCAAATATTGAATCATTGTATTGAAGTTCTTTTTTAAAATTTTTAAATGAATGTTTAAATAAATCTATACCATAATAATCATATATTTTATTAAGAGTAATTTCTGGTTGTTTAACTAAATCATTATAATCAATTAATAAAAAATCTTTTAATAAATTATTTTTTCTTAGTTGGTGTATTGAATAAAGTACAGTATTTATATATTTGTCTTTAGCCATAATTAAATCAACTTTAGTTTCTGTTTCATCAGTAAATAAAGTCGTATGATCTAAAAAATTATATTGTTTATTAATATAAAATTCAGGATTATTATTACATAGTTTTAAAAAAGATTTAATAATTTCTAATACATCTCTAATTAAAATAACTATTTTAATTTTGTTAGGAACAATTTGTTTTAATACGTTTATATTAAAAGGTGTTATCCAATCTCCTCTTTCAATAATATATTTAACATTATAATTTTGATAATAATTAGGCATAATATTTTTATAAACATTCTCTAAATTATTATGACAAGGATAACTTTTAAAACGATCAGAGTTATATTCCATATTTTTTATTGCAAAAAATAAATCTGGTAAAAAGGAATGTCCAGTTGCATGAATATTTGGATTTTCATTTAAAATAGTAGATAACAAAGTGTTTCCACTTCTGGGTAAACCAGTTAAAAAATAATATGCCTTCATTGTTTTGAAGGAATTTATTAAATTATTATATTGTTGTCAAATCCCAAGATTTGGTTTTTTCGTTCCAATTATAGTTATTACCATCATTTGGGTAAGCTATTGGTGATTGCCAATTACAAGTATCTTCGTTTAAAACCCAAGAATGATAAGGTTTAGGTGGTATAAAAGCATCTCTTGTCTGGTCATATTGATAACCAATACCAGCAAAGTTTTTTCTAAAATTTCCATTATAAGAAGTTTGTTTCCAAACATCTCTTGTATTGTAAAGTTTATTGATAAAATCTATTCCAAGCTGTTCTTGTTCAACTCCATTACTATCTGTAATTACAGAATTATGAATTACTATTACTTGCTCTATTGTATTTCCTACTCCTAATTTTGCAAAGTGTGCCATAAATTATCCTGTTATACTTCCTGATGCGTTAAATACTATAACTTTATCAGAACCATCTGTTGTAACTGTTGGAGAACCAGTTGTAATTCCTGAATAACTAGCAGTTGGAATACGAAGTATTACGACTCCTGAACCTCCAGCACCACCATCTCCTGTTGCTCCTCCTCCTCCACCGCCACTACCAGTATTTACTGTTCCTGCTGTTCCAATACCAGAACTAACATTACCAGCTCCTCCTCCACCAGCACCACCAGAACCAGCAGTTCCACTTGTATAAACTCCACCACCTCCTCCACCTGCTCTTGTAACAGAAGAACCAGTTATTGAAGATGCTAAACCTGCACCGCCATTTCCACCACCATTTGAACTACTATTAGCACCAACTGCATTAGCACCCCCACCGCCACCACCACCATAATATGGAGCACTAACATTTGCAGTTCCACCACCATAACCTTGATTTGTAGTTCCTGTTCCCCCTGCATCTGCTGGAGAACCAGCACCTCGAGCACCACCACCTCCAGAACCACCATTAGCATTAGTTATTGGACTATTAGGAGCAGATGCACCTATACCACCTCCACCTGCTGTTGAAGTTATTGTTGTAATTCCTGTTCCTGATATTGATGAATCAAAACCTTTTACAGAATCTACAGCACTAGAATTTTGTGCACCACCAGCACCAACTGTAACTGTATAAACTGTTCCTACTGTAAATGTTAAACTTGCTTCGCTACTTCCTCCACCACCAGATGTTTCTGTTAAATATGAATTTCTATATCCTCCTGCTCCGCCTCCTCCCCCTCTATTTCTTCCACCTGAACCACCTCCAGCTATAACTAAAAAATCTACTGAATAAGGTGGAATAATTTCAGTTAAAGAAGGTGCTGTTCCTTCATTAACACCTGAATAAGCTAACCAACCTTGTGTTGAATCTATATAAACTAATCTTGTTGATTCTCTATTTGTTGTAAGTTTAAAATCATTATCAGAACCATTTATTTTTGTTGTTGATGTAATAGTAAGTGCATTGGTAGCAAAAGTTCCTGCGTAATCTAAAATTATAACTTCATCTCCAGCACTTGGTGATGCAGGTAATGTTACTGTAAATGCTGTAGAAGTAGTGTTACAGAAATATCCTTTATTAGCAGTAGCAGTAAATCCTGTTGTTTTAACAGATGTGTCCCAATCAGCAGTTCCATCTGATGTTAATGTTGTAAATGATAATACTCCTGAACCATTAGTTTTTAATACTTGATTTGCTGTACCATCAGCAGTTGGATAAGATAAACCATCTATTTTAACAACACCTGATCCATTAGGAGTTATTTCTATATCTTGGTTTGCACCATCTTTAATTGTAATTGATCCTGAACTAGATCCTGAATTTGTATTTAATATTAAATCTCCAGTACCATCAGTTGTAATTGTAGCATCAGTATTATTATCTCCAATTTTAACTGTATCTGCTGATAATACTACATCCCCAGTACCATTAGGTTGTAAGGTAATATTACCATTAGAAGTTGATGTAATTGAGAATGTATTAACATCTAAATTACCACCTAATTGAGGTGTTGTATCTTGTACTACATCTGTAATACCACCTGATGTAACAGCAATCCAAGCTGAACCTGTATAGTATTTTAAGTTACCAGATGTTGTATTGTAATATAAATCTCCAGCACTTAATGGATCACCATCATTATCTAAAGATGGATCATTTGCTTTAGCACCAAGATAAACATCATCAAAGTTATCAGCTGCAGCTAGTGCGGCATCTCTTGCACTGTTTGCAGCGTTAGCAGCATTACTAGCTGTGTTTGCAAAGTTGCTTGAGTTGTTAGCAAAGTTGCTAGAGTTTGAAGCATGATTGCTAGAGTTGTTTGCAAAGTTACTAGAGTTTGCAGAATGGTTTGAACTATTAGAAGCATGATTAGAACTGTTTGACGCATGGTTAGCAGAATTACTTGCATGGTTAGAACTATTATTTGCAAAGTTAGAACTATTAGCTGCATGATTAGATGAATTGCTTGCATGATTAGCTGACGCATTTGCAGAGTTACTAGAATTGTTTGCAAAATTAGAGCTGTTAGATGCGTGATTAGAACTGTTATTAGCAAAGTTAGATGAATTAGCAGAATGATTGGCAGCACTATTTGCACTGTTGCTAGAATTATTTGCAAAGTTAGATGAGTTTGCTGCGTGATTAGCAGATGCACTAGCATTAGCAGCTACACTAGCTTCAGATGCAGCAGCATTAGATGCACTATTAGAAGCATTGTTAGCAAAATTAGAACTATTTGCTGCATGGTTTGCAGCAGTGTTAGCACTATTAGATGAATTGTTAGCAAAGTTTGATGAATTGGATGCGTGGTTAGAAGCATTGTTTGCACTATTAGTTGCAGCTTGTGCATCAACAATTAAATCCCATTTAGCAGAATCAGCATTTGTACTGATAGGAGTCGTGCCAGTGGAAGTATGAGTTGTGTTACAAAGATATACGTTATTGTTAGATGAATCTTTTACAATATCCCTAGCATTAAATGTTACACCTGAACTCCAGTTACCTCTGTTAGTACCAAGTTCTTGTGTTACTGATAATTCACCATTAGTGTCAAATGCTAGAATTTTATTAGCACGATCTGCAGCACCCACAGTAAACTCTGTAGATGTCATTGTGTTTGTTTTAGATAACTTTAAAGATCGTGTAACTTCTTCTTGAATTTGTTGGATTGCCATTGTTGCTCTGTCTAATCCTTCTTCATGGGATTCAGCAGGGAATGGATCGTTAGCAATATAATCTATTGCTTGTGTTTGTGGAATGTTACGTCTTAATACAACTGTTTGTGTAGATGTTGGAATGTTACCAGATGTAAATACAACTGTACCACCTGTAGATACACCAGCTCCTGTTACTGTATAATGAGTTGTAATAGTCTTAATGGTTTCTGTACCATTAGCTGCACGAATGATTACTTGAATATCTGAGTCTTGGAATATCTTAAATGTATATGTAAACGTGGTAGTTGAGCCATCACCACTATAACTGTTCTTAACTGTAGTTGAAGATATTGTCATAAAGTTCCTTTATTATATTTTAATCAGTATGTCTATTACTTTTGTTTAAATCTTTTTAAACTAATAATAGATTCATCTATTATACTATCTATTAAATAAGTAATGTTTTCTCTTTTTTCTTCTGCAGAAAATCCTTTTGCATTAAATATATTTCTTATCTGCTCTTCTTTAAATCTTATTGCTTTAAAAGCAATTTCTAAATCAATATAATTTACTGGTAATTTAGCCTCTTCTTTATCTGCTGATATTATATCTCCAGAATCCCTAAAGTTTTTTATAGCATTTAATCTTTTACTTACTTTTTCCCATTCTTTATAAAAATCTGTAACAGGTTGTGCATTTCTGTCTGGATTTTTAGCTGCAATTAATCTGAAAAAAAACTGTTCATGTATTGGAACATCTGGTTTTATTGGATCATCTATAAGACCAGATTCAATTAAAACTTTATCAATAGCTTTTGCTAATTGATTACCCACTGGTCCAGTCCAGTTTCTTATTGCATTATCAATTTGTAGTGGACTTGATAAACCAGAAAAATCATCACCAGTTATTGTTCTTATTAATTGACCAACAAGTTTAGATGTTTCTGTTGTATGTTGCGTAACTTGATATTCTGCTGGTAAATTTTTTAAAGAATTTGGAACTATAGGTTGTCCAGTAAATAAACTTTTTTCACTCCATGCTTCAAAAATTGGTTTACCAACATCTGGAATTGGAATAAATGATTTAGAAAAATCTTTTATAAAATTTAAAGAAAAATTTTTAATTGCTTCAGGATCTTTTGTTTTATAATAATCTAAAAGTCTTTCTGTTCCTGTTCCAAACAATAAACCAAGTTCAAATGGTTTAGGAAGAGAAAAATAAAAATAACCTTTTTCTTTTATTTCTTTTGCTCCAGCAGCTCCTAATAAATCAGTTATTGAAGAGTTAGTAATTTTAAAATTCCAAAATAAATCTTTTCTTATTTGTGAAAGTCTTTGATAATCAGGATCGTCATGATTTTGAAGCCAATTATAAAAACTAAGTAAACTTATATATGCAAGAGATTTTGCTGTTGTTGCGTATGGTCTTGCTTTAAATGCTTCAACAACAGAAGTTAATGCACCAATTCTTGCTGTAAAAAAAGCTGACACTAAATTCATTTGTCTTGAAGCTACACCAGATCTTAAATAATCTACTGGATTTACTTTTGAGTCATATCCAGCTTTTCTTATAGCTTCTTTTAATTCAAAACCTTCTTTTAAGTATTTATCTAATGAAAATTTAAAATTACCAATTCTATTAAGAGCTTCTGAATTTTCTGATATTACTCTTAATATTTCAAATGGTTTAGTAATTACATTTAATGGTTTAATTCCTGTAAATAAATCTTTGTAACTTTTTTGAAAATAATTTCTATCCATTTGAACAAGAGATGATCTATAAGCTCCTGATTTTACATATTGTTCAAAAATAGGTTGATAACCAAGTGCTGTTCTTATTGGTTTAATAAGAATTGCTGCTCCTTGAATTGTTGAAAAAAATGGTGGATGCCAAGTCTTGCTAAGAATTGATGATTGAAAAGCATCTCTTGGTATATTGTTATACATAAATTCAGGGTTTATTTGTGTAGCACCAGCTCTTAACATTTTAGTTGGCACACCAATATATTTAGTAATGTCATCCCATACTGTTCTATCTAATCTTGAAAATGCTCTTGCAAAATCTTTTCCAACTTCATAAACTTCTCTTTTACCATCTCTAAATATTTGTATTTCAGTAGGTTTTAAATAACCTTGTTCTTTTCTAAATAAAGAAAAACCATCTAATATTTCAGTATCTAATTTAGATACATCTATGCCAATTTTTTTTAATTCTTCTGAAGTAACTCTTGTTTCTTTTGTTCTTAAAGGAGATTTATAAACTTCTGGAAAAGCTGTAGGATCAATTTCTTTTATTTTAAGAATTAAATCAATTGCATTTTTATTTGCAACATTTCTTTCTCCAATAGCTCTAAATAAATAAGTATTATTGACAACACTTTCTAATGGAGAATAAATTTTTTGTTCTCCACCTTTAAATGGTTTTAATGGATTTACAATTATATTTCCAAATTCTTTTTTTCCAGATTTTGGTTCAATTACTCTATGAAATGTTACATAATCTTTATTAGCTTCTGTCATTGTTTTAAATGCTTTTTCAGTAAGCATTCCATCTTCTTTTAAATTTTTTAATTGAATATATTGATAATCAACAATTGATTTTTGTTTTTGTATTAATTGAGGATTTTTTTTTGCAAAATTTTTTGCGGCTTCAATATCTACTCCAGTTTTAAATCCTTGAGATGATTTTTCAATTGCTCTTTGACCAAGTAAAATGTGATCAATACTATCTAATTCTTCAAGGGATTTTACTTTACCAACTCTTTCTTGTAATGATGGTCCAATTTTTTCATAGCTTTTTTGAAAAGAATCTAATGTTCCATATCTAATATTATATTCAGCAACACCTTTTAATCCGCTTTGTAAAATTAATCCTTCATAAGGATCTATTGTTTTTTCATAATCTTTAATTCCCATTTTTTTTGCTTTATCAACTACTTGTTTAAATATATTGTATTTATCTATTCCATAATAAAGAAAATCGTCTTTTAATTCTTTAGCAGTAAACTCTTGAACTGTTTTTTCTCTTTGAATTGAAGATTCTAATTTAGCTGCATCTGGATCTGTTGGTGTTTTTCTTTCAATAACAATTGGTTTTGGTTCAGGTTTTTCAATTTGTTTTGTTTGTGGATAAGCTCTGACTTCCTTCATATTAATAGATGAAAGATCTTCTCTAATGGTTCTGTCTTTAACCATATCATCAAATATTTCTGGTTGAGATTTACCTGTTTTTATAACAGTATTTTTTATATTTTCTTTTGCTATAGAATAACCAACTGGTAAAGTTAAAATATTTTGAATTAAAAACATTTCTGGATCTGGAAGTTCATCTCCTAATAAAACTCCAGCTCCTGTCATTGCTGTATTAAATGCTAATGTATTTGCTGTTACGCTTGTACTAAGTGGTCCAAGAAATTTTGTTGCTACCCCTCCTGCATAAAATTTTAATCCTTCTTTAATTCCAACATCTCTTCCTTTTTCCATAAATAATTTCCAAAATTCTGGTAAAGATGCTACTTCATTTTTTTGACGCATATCAGCATATATTTCAGCTATAGTTGAACCAAAAAATCCTGAAGTAAAAAGTCCAACAAGAGGATTGCCAGTGGTAACTGATCCTAAAGCAAAACCAGCACCATAAGTTGGAATTTCTGCTGCCATACTAACACCTTCAGCTAATAATTTTTGACCAAAACCCATATTTTGTGGATCTGGTAAATTCATTTCCATTCCATACTTTCCTCCAGTATGTAAATTAAGAGCTGTATTAACTGTAGAATTTCCTAATCTTGATCTAAATATTGGTTCTAAATTATTATCAGCACCCCAAACTTTTAATTGAATTTTGTCTGCAATTTGTTTTGCTGTAAGTTCAGATGTATTAGGATCATTAAAAAGTCTTAAATCATCTGGAGAAACAACGTCAGTAAAAGCATCTGCCCAGAATGTTTCTATTCTTTTTGTATCTGGTTCTTTAATACCAAAATATTCATTAACTTCTTTTTTAGAAAAACCTCCTCCTAATAATGCTTCCCCTTTAGATTTTATGTGAGTTTGTATTTCTTGTTCAGAAAAACCACCTTGTTTTAAAGCATTTAATTCTGCTGTACCACTCATTACATTCCTATTCTTTTTAAATAGTCAGCACTAGTTTCATTTGGTAATCTTGGTGGATATTTTTTATTTTGTTCTAATTTTAATGAATTAGTTAAACTATCTTCTATTTGAGCTTTTGTAGGAATATAATTTGTAATACTTTTTCCTATATAATTTTTTGATTTTGGATCAAGCAATTCTTGTGCAGATATACCTGATTGTCTTTTTGTTATAAATTGAGATAGCATATCAGATTTAAATAAATTTAAACGATTATCTAAATTAGAATCTAAATATTTAGCATATTCAGTTCCTTCAATTGCTTTTTGATTTTTTTCAATAAATTTAAAAAATTCTTTATTATCTTTTACAAATTCTTGATTTTTTGTATTTGGAAGTAAATAAGTTATATAAAATTGCAAATCAACTTCTGTATTTATTCCATCTCCTGCTCTTTGTAATATACTTCTTGGTTCATTTTCTCCTGACAATACAAATGGTGTTGATATGTCTTTTATTTCTGAATTTAAAATTTTATTAGTTATTTCATTATTTTTATAATAATTACTAATTTTTTTTAATTCATTATTACCTTGTTTAGTTGATAGATCTATAAATTGTTGTTTTGTTGCTGTGTTAATATCATCAGTATTTTCTCCAAATATTTGATTTACTTTTAATTTATCTATTACACCATTTGTTTTAAAAGTATCATAAACACGAACAGAGTTATTAATTGCAACATTTCTTCTTTCATTCATTATAGCTGTATTAACATTATTAATTTCAGCAAAAGATTCTCTTTTTTTCTTATCAAGAGCTTCAAAGAATTTAGTTTTTTCACCTGGTTGTAAATTATTAAATATATTTATTTTATTTACATCACCACCAAATGTTCCAGCTTTTGCTTGATTGTAAGCATTCTGTATTGCTAATGGCGTTGAAACTCCAGCCTCAACAGTTAATCCTTCTGATAATATATTAAATGTATTTTCTTCTGTTTTTTTATTTGCTTTATCAACAAGTTCTGCAAAACTTTTGTTATCTAAAGTTAATTTTCCTTCTTTAACTAATTTAGTAAAAAGTTCAGGTGATTTATCTATAATAGTTTGACCAAGTTCTTTATGACCAAAAGCTATTGCTTCAGATATTAATTGTTTCTTTTGTTGAGGTTCTAAATCTGGAAGTTTATTTATATATTCATATTGATTTTGATTAAAAATAGGTAAATAATTTTCTCCTAGTGTTTTTAAATTAAGACTGTCTTGTTGTAGAAATTGACTTGTTATTTTTTTTTGTTCATCAAACAAAGCATCTCTTGATCCTTTGATAACATCTTGTTTAAAAATATTTGCTGTTGCATAAAATTTTTGTTCTAATGCTTTTCTAGTAAAATTATCTGCATTAGCTAATGTTGAATTTTCAGCAGAACTCCATAATTGTTTTATTTTTTGATCATATAATACTGCTGCTTGACTTGGGTTTGGATTTTTTTTTAGTTCATCTTGAATAGAATATAATCCTTGAGTTCCATCATTTTGATTTCCATATAGACTACTTAAAGTTTTTAAAGCATTAGTATCAGCTTCTGCGGTTTTTTCTTTAACATAATAATCTGCTATTGCAGAACCCATCTTAGTAAAAGATGTATCTAATGGCATTTGAACACCAGATTTAACTCCACCAACTTCAGCAGTTGGTCTTCCTTGTGCTTCGTATGTAGGTATCTTTGGCATTATTGATTCCTTGATCTGTTAGCTGATTTAGATTGTAATCTTAAATTACTCATACTATTGTTTCTTGGATTTCTATCTTTATGATCCACATCTTTACCAAGTAAACTATTTCCATATTTTTTCTTTAACATTCGTCTAGCACCATTTCTACCAGCTCTATCTTTTTTCTGTTCTGGTTTAGAATGATAATTTTCATATTCGCTTTTATAATCTCTTGACATTAGAATGATCCTGAATAACCTGTTGGGTTAGAATAATATTGGCTATAAGAACTAGCACCATCAAGTCTTGGAGATCCTGTAGATTTACCAAAACCACCACTCATTGAAAGTAAAGATGTTCCAGTTGAGAATAGTGTACTTATCTGTGCAGATCTTGCTTGTTGTCTTGCAACTTGTCCCTGTATTCTTGCAAAGTTTGCTTCTTCAAACTTTCTTGCTTGACCAACTTTAGAATTATATTCCATAATGTTTTTTTCAATTTCACCTTGTTCAGCATTTGATCTTAATACTCTTAATCCTGTTCCAGATAAATCTGCACCTGTTTTTAAAATTCTAGTTGTTGTTTGTCCCTGTAATTGTTGAAACCTTTGATCAAATCTTGCTAAATCAAACTCTAATTGTTTTTGCATTTGAGCAGCTTCTTGCTCTGCAATCTGTGCATTACGATTTTGAATTGCTTGATTAAATTTACCAGTAGCACCTTGTTGTTGGTATTGTGCTACGCCTAAACCACCGACTGCTACTAAAGCTGCTGTTTCTAGTCCCATTAATATATCCTTGCCATTCTGTAATGATCAGCAC